AGAAGAGCCCCCTTTTGATTTTGTAAAAGCTATTAATTCACCCGTTGGATATGTAACAGGGGCCGCTGCTCTTGCCGCTCTTACTGCTGGTGCTGGATATGCTTTTGGTAAAGCCAAATCAGGACTGAGCGGTATCAATCAACGCAAAATTGGTAGCCAGCCAATAGACAGAACAATTGATATCCCTATGGATACAGTTGAAAAAAGGAACATGAGCCCGTTTGCTCAACAGTTTGAAACAACTTATGGCGTTCCTTTAGCTGATGCTGAAAGATTGACAGGCGGTCCAATTACCAATCCTAAAGATGCTGCAATTATTGGTGGAGCATTAAAGAATCAAGGTGGGATTTCTGTAAACAATCCCTATCAAATAAGCCCATATACACAAGCACCTGCGCCTGTTGCACCTGTTGCGCCTACTGCACCTGCTATGCCACAAGCAAATGCACCTGTTGCGCCTACTGATCCATTTGCACCTAGACCTAATCCATACATGACACCTAGCGTTCAAGAGGGTGTAGCAACTGGCAATACTGCCCAAGCGGTTCAAACTGTTGTCGCTAAAGAACTTGATAAAGCTACAGGTGTTGCACCTACCCTCGCCACATTCAATCGTGATGCTAATGGCAACATTGAATATCCAAAAGGTATGAGTCCTGCTGCTAGAAAAGGTGCTGAAGCATTTGCTCAACAGTATCCTGACAATGCTAAAGCTTTGGCCGCTGAAGGTCGCTTTGGTATTTTGGGTGCTGGCTCTGGTGATAACAACTTGTTTAATTCTTACGGCTCTGACATGATGAAAAGAATCCGTGATGAAGTAAATCAAGGTCAAATGGTTGGACCATATGGAAATTATGAAGGCAAAGTAAATCCTGCCATAAAAGCTATTTCTCCTGAGACTGCTTTGGGCAAAGAACTTGCTGATTTAAGAGCGTCACAAACTGGTGGCAATTATGGTCAGCTTGGAACACCTGCAAGTATTGGTGGCAAAAAAGGTGGATTGCTTACTGGTGCAAATACAGTAACCAAAGCAATTAAAGCGGGTGGTCCTGCTATGCTTTTGATGGGTATTGCTGATGCAGCTAAAGCTGCTGAACAAGGCAGATATGGTGAAGCTGCAATTCGTAGTGCTGATGTAGCTTCAGACTATATGCCTATGATTTCACAATTGAAACAAGGTTTGTCTCCTAGAGAAGCTGTCACACCTGGCGTGTCGCAACAAACAATTGAAAGCTCTGCATTGCTTGGTAGCCCTTATGCCCAAACCGAATGGGCTAAGAAACAGAGATTAAAAGAGAAAGCTGGTGCTGGCCGTGGCATTGCTCCTCCTTCTGCTTACATGAGGTAAATCATGGATGAAAAAGTCACCCACGAACAAATCTACGAAAGACTGCTTGCAGTTGAAGCCAAGGTAGATGCTATAGACAAGAACACAAAAGGTCTTGTAGACGCTATAAATGCCCTTGATGGGGCTTTTAGAGTGCTTGGATGGGTGGCTTCTGCCACTAAACCTATTCTTTGGGTGGGTGGATTGATCATGGCCGCTGGCGCAGTGTGGCAAACTTTGACTAAGAAATAATTGGAGGTCTTATGAAAGCTGGTTTATACGCAAATATTCACGCCAAAAGAGAACGCATCAAAGAAGGTTCAAAAGAAAAGATGCGAAAGCCTGGCACTAAAGGCGCACCTACTGCCAAAGCATTTAAAGAGTCAGCCAAGACTGCCAAAAAGGGTAAGTAATGAAATCCCCTGCATGGACTCGATCTGAGGGTAAAAATCCTAAAGGTGGCTTAAATGCTAAAGGCAGAGCTAGTGCTAAAGCTGAAGGCATGAATCTTAAAGCTCCCGTTAAGTCTGGTGACAATCCTAGACGAGCAAGCTTCTTGGCTCGTATGGGCAACATGGCAGGTCCTGAATACAAAGATGGCAAGCCAACTAGATTGTTGTTGTCATTGAAAGCTTGGGGTGCATCTTCTAAGGCTGACGCTAAAGCAAAAGCCAAGAATATTTCTGCGAGAAATAAAAAATGAAAGATTGGGCTGTAGCTTTTATTGCTGCAGCTTGTGTTGCTTCTTTTGTCATCTTTTGTAGTTACGTCATTCTTTGGGCGTATCCGTGAAATGGCTAATAAGCATTGTATTAATCCTCTCACTTCACTCCACAGGCAAAGACCTATGTAGTGTTCGGGAGTTTTATGGGATAGCTTACACAATTCATAACCCTTCAGATCGTCATCAACAAATGTCTGCTTGGCTTACAAATCATCAGTACTTATGCAAAAGTACCGACATGATTGTAATTTGGAATAATTTATCAGAATGGGCGGGTACTGCTGATAGTGCAGAGTTAAGACATAAAGTAATTATTGCTTATAAGAACGCACTTGAGAGGGAAAAAAAATGATTACCTTGGACAAGTGGTATCCCTTAGTTCAAGCAAAGCATGATATTCAGACTGTTGCTTTTGATAAAGCAGTTGAGAAAGTTCAAGAAGAATACAAACAAGCGGTTGAAGCAAACAAGATTGAAAAAGCCACAATGGAATTAGAGTTAGAACTATATAACAAGAAGGCTAGGGTCAACCAATTAGAGTTAGCAATGTTTAAAACTCGCAGATTAGACTTGTACGCATAGGAGTTTCAGATGGAAGATGTAAAAGGAAAACTTACATTTGCTGTTACCTTGATGGTCAGCGCAACACTTTGTTTATCGGTGCTTGCGATGATGACTGCTTTTGTTCTTGGCCTATGGGCTAAAGAAGTTGATAACGCTGAAATATTTAAACTGTTAAGCCCAGCTTTTCAAACCATTATTGGTGGATTTATTGGTTTGTTAGCTGGTGTAAAACTATCTCATGATGAAGATAAACATTGTAAAAGGGGCGACTGATGCTTGATATTCTTTCTGGTGGTTTACTAGGTTCTATTTTTGGTGGCATCTTTAGGATGGCCCCAGAAGTTCTAAAGTGGCTTGATAAAAAGAATGAGCGTGAACATGAACTTAATATGTTCAAGTTCCAGTGCGACTTGGAGGCCCAACGTGGCCAACAGAAGTTAGCAGAGATTGGCGCACAACGTGAAGCCGCAGTTGATGTAGGTGTCATGGATGCCTTTAATAACGCCATAACACAGCAAGCAGAGATGGTTAAGGCAGCAGGTGGATGGGTGGCCTCACTTTCTGCTTCTGTGCGTCCTGTGGTCACATATTGGGTTTTATTTGTTTGGTCATTTATCCATGTGTGGTTTGCTTATAACGCATGGCTTATGGGCGCACCTGCTACTGAAGTCTTTAAGACAATGATGACACCAGACTTTTCTGCTTTGTTGTCAGGAACAATTAACTATTGGTTTCTCGATAGAACTTTGTCTAAGCGTGGGTTATGAACTTAGACATAGCCGCTTCACTATGTAAACAGTATGAAGGGTTTAGAAGTAAGCCCTATCTCTGTCCTGCGGGTGTGGCCACCATAGGGTATGGGTCCACCTATTACTCTGATGGGCGTAAAGTGACCCTGCAAGATCCTCCAATGGATGAACCTGCAGCATCGGCACTGCTAATGTATGAGCTTCAGCATACTTATTTGCCTGGCACGTTGAGAAACTGTCCGATTCTTGCAACAGATAATAAAAGACTTAATGCTGTAGTTGATTTCTGCTATAACCTCGGAATTGGCAGGTTGCAGACAAGTACTTTAAAAAGAAAAATAAATGCCCAAGATTGGGAAGGTGCTAAAGAAGAGTTGAAGAAGTGGAATAAAGCTGGCGGGAAAGTGCTTGCTGGCCTTGATAAGCGTAGAAAATCTGAATGTAACTTCATGTAAAAATCATGCAAAATATTCCAACCATTGAAGACGCTAAGTTGTTTGCACAAAGTGTCAAAAAGTGGCAGCAAGTATTGAGTCTTGGTGATTGGCGTATTGAGAAGGGTACAAAACCTGCAAAGTCAGCAATGGCTTCTGTTGAGTTTAATACCTCGGCTCGATTGGCAACTTACAGATTAGGTGACTTTGGTTCTGAGAAAATCACGCCAGAATCTTTGGACCAGACTGCTTTGCATGAGTTACTTCATGTGTTTTTGCACGATTTAATGACTGTAGCTCAAGACCCTAAATCATCTCAAGATGAAATAGAAATGCAAGAGCATAGAGTCATTAATTTATTAGAAAAGTTATTGTCTAAGGATTGCAATGGGCGCACATAATGAAACGTGTACGGATACCGAGTTCATCCAACTTTGGGGACAACTTCAATCTGCTACAAAAATAGGTCAACATCTTGGGATCAACACCAGAGCAGTTCATTTGCGTAGAAGGTGGATTGAAAAAACCTATAACATGACCCTCAATTCAAAAGACCATCGAGGTGATTTTTATAACAAAAACAAACCCAAGTCATTTTCTCCTTTAAAGCAAATAGAACTTGGAATATTAGATGGAAACATACTGGTGTTCTCAGATGCGCACTTCATACCTGGCCAACGCACAACAGCGTTCAAAGGGCTTCTATGGGCCATCCAAGAGCTTAAACCAAAGGCCGTAATCGCAAATGGAGACTGTTTTGACGGGGCTTCAATAAGCCGCCATGATGTGACTGACCAGCCACAGACTTCTGTTATCCAAGAATTAAAAGCCTGTCAGGGCGCATTGGGTGAGATCGAAGAAGCTGCCAAAGCTGCTAGACACAATGTAAAGTTATGCTTTACATGGGGTAATCACGATATTCGGTTTGGCAATAGATTAGCTCAACACGCACCACAGTTTAAGGACGTTCAAGGTTTTAAGTTAACAGACCATATCCCAAATTGGGACTTCTGTTGGACAGTATGGCCTACTGAGGATGTAATTATCAAGCATCGATATAAGGGGGGAATTCATGCTACACATAACAATACTGTCCAATCGGGAAAGTCAATTATTACGGGCCATTTACACAGCTTAAAGGTCACACCATTCAGCGACTATAACGGGGTTCGCTATGGAGTAGATACAGGAACATTGGCTGAGACTGACGGCCCACAATTTACTTATGCTGAACTAAACCCAAGCAATCACAGGTCAGGTTTTGCGGTGCTTAACTTCCACAATGGCAAGATGTTATGGCCTCAGTTGGCAAGTAAGTTTGATGAAGGGTTGATTGATTTTAGAGGCCAAGTGATTGATGTAGGTGCGTTTTAATGAGTGCCTGGCTGATTATTTTGACGGGGGGGATCTATGCTTACATAGCAGGGGAGCAGCTATGGAAAGATAACCCGCACATGGCCATTGTCTATGCGGGTTATGCGTTTAGCAACGTGGGCCTTTACCTGTTGGCAAAGTAGCCAACACTTATTCTTCTTCTACAACTTCTTCTTCTTCAGTGTCATCCGCAGAGTTGTCAACTGCTTCATAGTTAACCGCCCAGCCATGCTCTTGCTGGAACGTAATAAACTCAGAAATGATCTGTAGCTTTTCGAAATCATGTGAATGGATGGTAAGGGTTTCATCGGAAGCCCAATCTAATTCAATTGTCAGTTCGTACATAATTTTTCCCCGTTAGCGCAACCAATTGTTGCAATGAAATACTAGGTTAACTTTATGTCAGTCAAGTGTCTTCTTGAACACTCCGTTAGGCAATAGTGTGCCCTTCCGATTTTTGATTTGATCGTATGCAACTTCCATACAGTCTACCAAATTAATGTCTTGCAAGGCACAATAATTAATAAGACAGACCATGACATCACCAACAGCGTCAACAACAGCCTCTTGGTCCTTTTTAATGGTCGCATCTGCTAGTTCTCCCATTTCAGAAACTGCTTTAAGAAGCTGAGATTCTGGATTGCTATAGGGGATAATCTTACGAGCTTCTGCCCATTGGATTATTTTCATTTCCACGTCTGCATAGCTCATAATTCATCCTCTGAAAAATCATCACCAAAGCTAGATACATCTCCAGTTTCAGTATTAAGATAATTATTACCAAATTTACTTAGTAATACTCCATTGTTATCGATGTAATTATCGCCTATTTTATTAAATACGTTGCCATCTTGTCTGATCAACATATTGTCTGTTTTGCTATAAGAATCGCCAGAAAATAAATCAATTAGAAATCTCATACTATCCTCCATACAGTCATGTTACGGCCATTGGGACCCTTTATACGGGCTCCTGAGTCCTCGATTAACCCTTTGTCTACCAAAGTAGCACGTCTAGCTCTGTAGGTGGATTTATGGGTTTCGAAATGATCATTCATTTCATCGTCTGTGAATCCTCTTGTGCCTCGCAGGGCAGCATATTCATAGACTGCTGCCTCAATGTTTGGCAGGGCAAGCATAATGCTTTGAGCGGCCTCAACTGAGGTGTCTTTTGCATCTTTGCGGAACAACTTAAATAAATTAAACATTACTTTCTCCTTAAGGTGGGGGGATCACTGCTCGTCTGCTAGCTTCCGAAAAAGTCTTTGCGCAGCTCTCCCCCCAGGTGTTACTTTACATCAAAATGGGACATCATTGTCCATGTCGTCAAAACCACTGCCCTTAGTTTTTCGGGTGGGGGTGTTACTTTGACGAGCGGGTTTCTCGCCATCAAATGGTTCACGGGCATTGATCCATCCATCCCATGCACCTACGGGCATTGTGTCCATCTTGAATGAGATGTTGCCATCGTCATTGATAAACACAGAGCCGCACTTGGAATAGCGTTTTTTCATGTCGCCAGTTTTGGGGTCTTTGTATTCACCCACTGTGGCAATAGCATCTAATCGTTTCATGTACTTTCCTTCATTTTCTCTTTATAGGCTTTGATAGCCGACCTTACCTTACTGTCTGGCTTGAGAGTATCCCAAACCCTGATGCGAACTTCGTTATCCATAATGGATTCCCATTCGCCATACATACCAGGCTCATCACCTGCTTCGTATCTCTCTTTGATGGCAGCAACCACTGCATCAATAACCCCTGTATCAAGCTCTGGCAGGTCTTCACCCGCATAGATGTACAGTCCTAGCCCATGGAGGCTTAGAGCCTTGGTCATGCATCGCATAATGGATGTGTTTACTGCAAATGCATCGGGCGCAATGATGGCCTTGTTGCGGTGGTCCATGACGGGCAGTTGGCAGGTCATTGGTTTGCCAAACATAGTCACTGTCACCCAGACCATGTATGTGCCATTGATATCGGTATAGCACTTGTCACCAAACATCTGCACTTGAAAGTGCGCATTAGGATCGGCCTTAAGGGCCTCTGCCCATGCCCATGCCCATGACAGGTAGGTAAGGTTACCTTTTTTCTCTGTATGCTCGTTTACATTGAGCGCAAGTAAATCTTTTACTGTCATGTTATACCTTGTGGTTTTTGAATGCATTGTCATATTCTTCCTTGATGATCTCTAGTTGAGTGTTGTCATCAAGGTCTTTGAAATCTACCCAATCCATTTCACCGCAGCAAACAAACTTGTTGCCTTTAGGTTGAACGCAATATGGGCAGTACTTTGTGTTGGCGTACTCTTCTTTGTATTCGATGATGTAGTTGTTCACAATATCACCCTGCCTATCAATTAGGTTTTGGAGCTTCAAATTTTTCTACCTTCTTGGCCAGCAACCAGTTGTCACCAAGATAACGCACAGAGCGAACCCATTGACGCTGGTAGCTGCGAATTGTTTGAGGGGGGGCATCATACGTCATAAACAATTGACGAACATGAATGAGTGTTTTTGTTTTCATTACTTTCTCCTTAAGATAAAATTTTAATTTCTGATTCATCGGTATCTGCAACAAGAGTGATTCTTATGTCGCCATCTTTTGTGCGGATAGTAAGTTCTCTGTAAATGCCTGAAGAGATCTCTGCAATTGAACCAAGTTCAACATCAATTACTTTTGTAAATTCCATGCTTATCATTTTACTTTCTCCTTAGTGAAGTGAATCGTACGCTTTTTCGTACAACAGGTCGCCATTGTCTTCTGTAAGCTTGTTAAGCTCGTCATCTGTCAATGGTGTGCCATCCTCGTAGCAAGCGTAACTGAAATACGCATCTGAAAAATCAGGATAATCCCTACTGTCGACACCATCTACTTCAATGTCGATAACCTTTCTGCCGTTTAGTGTTGCCATTACTTTCTCCTTAAGAGCCTCTAATATGCCATGCTTTTTTAATTATTTGTATTAGGATAAACCCTAATAGACAGACAAAAAAACAACACTATGATTTTTGCATGAACATCGAACAAACTGAACACGAATGCGCCCAAGCTCTATTGGCTTACGCCTATAACTTGGTTATAACTTACAACAACCACCCTGACGACAGAGATGCCGCCATTGTTGGTTTAATGGCCAGAGCTTTAGAGCTGCACACAAATAAACCTATCAACATTTCAGGAATGTATAAATGAGCCAAGCGTTAGTAATCAATGCCCTACAAAATGGTCCTTTAACCTCTGTTGAGGTGGCCAACTTAACGGGTATGACCAAAGAAACAGTTATCTCAACCGCCCAAAAATTACGTTACAAAGGTGAGTTGACGACAAGACAAGTAAAGCGTGGTCGTTATTGGGTGGCAGAATACACTTTGACTAACCCGATTACTGAGCAAAAACAAAGTGAGCCTGTAGACAAATTGAATCCCTTTGATATCAGGAATGCCAAGGGTATATTTAGTCCTGCTGAGTACAGAATAATGAATGCACAGGCACGGAATTTTTACAAGTCTAATCCAAGTTTTACAACTTATTCAAAGGCGGTTCCAAGTGAAAACAACCGACAAATATGACGCTGCCGTACAGTGTGTGGGTAAGCATCCTTTCCCAACATTTACGATAGCTGAGTCCACAATAAGTAAGAAAAGAGACAATTCTTTTCAGATCTACAAATGTGGGCATTGTCATTTTTTCCACATTGGCCATTCAACGACCAACTACAGAAACTTGAAACGTTCTAGTAAATAATGTATTATGGAACCCAGCTAGGTGCGAAGTCATGAGCGCACCGAAAAGAGTTATCCCTTCTCCTGCTGGAAGTTCCTTTAAGGGTGTT